TGGTATAAATTTGCGTATCACATTTTGAATTCTACTTTGTTTCATCATCTTGTGCACGTCCTTATGTATTATTTTCATACTACTCCTATTTTGTTTTGATATTATCTCTGAGCCTAGGAGGCAATCCACTTTTTATCCTTGATTGTACTTCTTTCCAGCCATCACCTGCTCTATTTAATATTGATTTTCCACCATCAAAATCAATACCTACAGGGCTTATTATTCTTTTTAGATCTGGATTGTCTATTAAAAATTGATCATACTCTGCAAGTTTGACCATATGTTCTTCTATTTCACCTGTCTTTTTGTTTTCAAAATCGTACAACGGCATTATATTAATTCCTCTAATCGATTCATTGTTGTTGGTATATCACTACACAGATATTCGAACACATACCAACATAGAAATCTTCGGCTCTTTTCTTTGTTAAACCAGGAAAGATCATCTATTGAATTACGAAGTGTTGTAAGGATTCTTAAATCCTTTGTTATCCAATGATAGTCTGGATAACCATACGATATAATTGGTACATCATGCATCATACATTCAATACCTGCTGTGCTATTTTCTGTAATAGCTACTCTCGTGTGGGGTAAAACACTGTGAATAGATTCGTAATTACTAAACACCTGATGACCTTTACCTTCCCATTCTTCTATACATTTATTTATATCTCTTACACGATGACTTGCTTTACGAATGCGTGGGTGTAATTTAATGACTAATGGATAATCTTCTAATTTATCAATAATCATACACATCTTTTTCCAATGATCACCAAATCCAAATCCCATAACTGTTTCATCTTCTGGCATTTGACCAATAATAAGTATATGATCTTTCTTTACATTCTTTGCATCTGGCCATTTAAGCATTATGGAATCATCCCATTTATTTGCTCTTCTTTCTATTAGATCATTAATTTCATTCCATTCAGTATTATCATATATTCGATATTCATATTCAACTGGTTCTTCAAAAGTAATTTCAGAACTGTTTGCATATCCTAATCGACATATTTGAAAATGTTTACTTGTTGGTGCTGTTGGTTTAAAGATAATGGTATTCTCTGGCATATCAGGTTCTAAATCTCTACAAGTATGATTGTAGATATGAAGATCTGGATTTTCATTATCTTCTTCATGACCCATAATGTCAAGTGAATGTCTTATACAATCAGCTGCATAAGAGAAGTTACCTTTAAATGTATATCGATGTTCGTAGAATTTATACCGCACCTTGATATCCTCTCCACCAGTCTGGTGCTGGTCTTCCCCATTCCCATTTTGCAAATGGTTTTGCTTCATGATAATAGTTACGATATGCCTGAACAGCATTTCCTTCTACTTTACATTGGGGATAATGATTCATTGCTTGAGCAAATTCTGTGAGTCCAATATCTGGTATATTTTTTGGTGGTTGATTCAGGATTTTACCAAGTTTTAGATATGTGGCATGATCCTTATTTCTTCTGTATTTGTATTCTAATGCCATAGCTAAGAAATGCTCATAGTGCCAATAATAGTTATCCCTACTAGCCATAGTCCAAACAGTACACGGATGGTATTTGTGGACAGCAAGATAGTAAAGATCATCTCTTTCATCTCCAAACGAATAGTATTGCTGAATAGTTTTTCCAGATTTAGATGGCCTTTTTTCAGGTATTCCATCTAGCATCCTGTGAGCTGTAGATAGCATTTGTGCTGATTCCAAAATCATTTTTGGAACGTGTTTGTCGCATAGCATTTGAGCTGCTATAACTGGGTCATTGTCTAAAATAAAAATGTTCATAATATACTTTCAAAAAATGTTCTAATTAATAAAATTAATCCCGCACCATTTAATATAATTAGTGCTCGATCTTTCCATAATAATCCAACCAATAACCAACCAGTTACTCCTATTATGGAGCAAAACCAGTCAAAGGTTTGGAATCCTTCTACACCCCTTACAGATATTCCCATTAAAAGAACAACCGACGCTGCCCATTTAATATACCAGGATAAATCCTGCTTTGGTGTAGCAGATTTATAAATTCTTTTAGAGTTTTTTAATTCTTGTGGATCAAATTTTGCCATAATGTAAAATGTCTAGGCCCTAATCGGGCCTAGCCCGAATCAACCTCCTAATTGATTTATATCTTTTATTTGTTGGTTAAGGTATTCTATTTTTTTCTGCATCTTATATGCTAGAATATCTTTACCTCTTTTTTTGAGTCTCCTCTGATAGTATAATGCCTCTCTTTGGTCTTTCTTGAGGCGTTCAATTTGTATAACCATTGGCAATTCTCCATTGTTAATAAATTGACTATCATAATATAAATCGATTTTCCTCCTTTATTTTCTTATCAAATTTGGCCACACATCACTAACTAATTTCTTAGTAATGCCCCTATATTTTAATTTCTTATCCTTAGCTAGAACTAGTAATTCTGCTTCTTCACCATTTAAGCATTCTAATAGACTGATAAACATAGATTCTCTTTTTAGATCAGATATTTGTCTAGAAACAGGTCCTTTGAAAAATTTTCCAAGTTGTTTAAATTCTCTGTGTAGAGTTTTATACTCATATCCTTTTGGAGCATCATCCTTTCTATAAGGGGGTTCTCCCGCAGGTAAAGCACTTACGACATCATCATCAAAATTGATTCTTAGTATATCCCTTAATGCTGGGCAATTGTGTTTTCTTAGAAATTCGACTCTTCCAGGTCTTTCTTCGATTTTGGAAGCTTCTGATAAGATTTCCGATATTAATTTTTTAGCCATTGTAAAATTCCTCCGCGACTTCAATCAAGTTTGTACATCTTTTTTTAACTAAATAATTTAAAACCTTCATTTTCATAGCAGGTTTCTGGTTATCAAAAGTATTTATAATAACTTCTTGTATAGTATTTGGTATTTCATCTAGATCTATTAAAGTTTTATTTCTTTGATAGTTTCTATAAGTTGTTTCATCCATAACCTCTCTTAGGTTATCTGATTGTTCTAACCAAGAATCTATTTTCTTTTGCCATAATGGTGTTTGTGATTTATCTTCATTAATAAATGTATCATCATCCGATAAGACATTTGGTATACCATCTCCATCATCACCACGCATAATATGATTAAACAAATAGGTTCTTGGATTATCGTCCGTTACCATTTTCTTTTGTATTGGACTAAATTGTTTAACATTTCTATATTTTTGTAGCTGTATAAAATCCTTATCTGAAGAAATAATCATAACTGGCTCATCCATACCAAATTCCTGTGTTCTTGCTACTAGTGTTCCTATAATATCATCTGCCTCTACACCATCTTGATGAACTACTTTATATGGTAGATTCTCTTTAATCTCATCTCTAACCATATGTAATACTCTAAATATTTCTACCCAATCCATATCTGAATTATCTCGATTCTTCTTACGACTTGCTTTATATTCTGGATAATATTGTTTTCTCCAAGTATTAAATCCATCACAACATATAACCATTTGACCATATTCATCTCGGTATTTTTTGTTATACATTCTAATACTATTTAAGATCATATGTCTTATAAGGCTTTCTTCGCCTAATCTTTGCATAAAAATGTTAGAAAGTGCAATTTGGTTATAGTCAATCAGTATCATCATCATCTCCAGTATCTGGCTCAAATATTATTTCATATTCTTTTTCTTTTTGTAAATCTATTTTGGCTTGATCGTTTTGAGTTGATAAGAGTTTAATCTTTGTATATGCACGATCCATTTCATGATGGAGAGCATGTGGAATACCATAGTATCTGTTAAACATTGCATTTAACATGTTTACTACTACAAACATATCTCTTGATTCCTGGATTGTTTCATCTCTGAAATTCATATCCATAAAGTCTGGTGATGCTTCACCTGTATTGATAAACTCTTCCAAGACCTCTAATAGGAAATGAGAAGCTGCTATACATTCATCACTATATTGATTCAGTGTTCTTGTTTCTTCTTCATACTGTTTCCACATCTCACGCTTTTCGAGCTCTTGTTTTGATGGAAACTTTAATATTTTTGCCATAATAGAGTATTATTATACCACAGAACTACTTGTTTGTAAACCCCTTTTTTACACTATTTGATCCTATCCTGCAATTTATTATACCATTATAATAATCTTCAGTTAATAGGACTTCCCTATCGAATTGTTCTTTTGTTTCGAAATATGAGCATTCACCCTTCGATTTGCATAAACGTATAATCTCTCTATGGAAGAAGTCTTCTCCCATAGTTTGGAGATCTTGTTGTAGGTGTTTATTTGAACCGTAGTATGTACGCCAATCTGATTCAACTTTGAGCCGTTTACGCCTCTTTCGAGTCTTCGTAATAGGTAAAGTCTTTGACGACCAAAAAAATTTCTTTCCAATGTATTTCCTTGCTGTTGCTCTATTGGTTATACAATATACAAAACCATACCAAACATCAGGGGTAAATTCCTCTGGTGGTTCAAATTTTCTACCTTGGTATATCCAATCATTCATTAAAATCTAATTCTTCCATATCATCATCTGC